AGATTACGCTTCACCCTTGTGCTTCTGGATGCCGCGGTGGTTCATTGCCTTTGCGGCAAACGTCTGAAGGACGTAGTATTCCATGGACAGCTTCTCTTCGTCCATGTACGAGCGAACGAGCGGATTTTCTTGACCCTGCAGGAAGGTCACTTCGATGGTGTCGATGGTGCTTGGATCTGCAAAGAGATACCACGCCAAGGTGCTGTTTGCGTCGAGGATTGGTTCGACAACCGGAATCATCGTGCGAGCTGGATTGTAAACCAGCGTGTTGACCGAGCTGTTCGGGTCATACGCTGAGTTCACCAACTGCAAGGCCACGGTTTCGAGAGCAGACGGAACAACGAGGTAGCGCGGCTGCAGGTTCAGGATGTCGTCGGACTCTGCACCTTCGGGCGTGTTTTCACCTCGCATCTGTCGCATGAGGTTGGTCAGCGTTCCAAGTGTCGTTACTGATGGAGCGCCGGTGCCGGTTGTGAAGTTGCTGCGTTTACGTGCACCACTTACGGCCGAGAACAACGAAACGCCATCGCTCAACGTCGGGTTGCTGGTGAGCTGTGCCCACGCCACGGCGTTCACCGTGCGGGCGGCGGCTGCACCGAGCATTACCGGCGTGCGGGTCAGGGCGTCCATGTCGTCGTTCACCAACAACTTGTACGAGAACGACACGCCGAGCGAACGGGATTCAACGGCGTAGGATTCGCGGGCGTCTGCAAAACTCGCTTTGTTCGGCTCGCTGGTGTCATTCCAAATTGGCAAATTCGGAATGGCGCCCATGCGAAGGCGGTTGATCTGTTTGAAGTCAGCGACACTGGTGCCCTGTCGCATTGGACCACGCCAAGTGCTGGGGGCTTCGGTATAGCCGACCATCATGGACTTGTTGATGGCGTCCATCGTGAGATTCAGGAACGAGCCAGTGGTGTGGTATGGGCCATCGGATCGCAGACCACGAACCTTTGACGTACCGAACATGGCGGCAATCGCCACATCTTCGCGACTGAGCCCAAGCGTTCGCACACCGAGTGCCTGCAGGGTCGTTTCAGCCAGTTGGTACAGGCTGGCGTGCCGAAATTGGCTGTCGTTGAACTTCTGCAATTCTGGCGACAGGTGGCGTTCGGCTCGCTGGCTGTCGTTGCCCACGGCATTCAGCACGGCGCGGCGGGTGATCGTGTTTCCGATGTCGGCCTGAAGACGGTCGAAACCGCTGCTGCTGAAGCGGATCGCGGCTCCGTGAGGAATGGTTGCGGCTGCGTCTGCCTTGCGTGCGGCAAGGTGCGTGCGAACGGCTGCCACGTCGGCAAGGTTGCGGGCTGCTTCAAATTCGTGCGGCATGTCTGCCAGTTCGCAGAGGCTGCGGACTTCGGCCTCAAATGCAGCACGGGCGGTGCGTTCGTTGGCCAGTGTGCGGGCGGTGGCTTCGGCTGCCAGCCTGGCGATGTCATCGGCGGTCAGTGCGGCGGGCGGTGCCTGTCGCTGTTCGGGCGGTGCTGCCGGTGCGGGCGCAGCCGGTGCGGCCATGCGTTCGGGGTTGGCGACAATCCACGCTTGGGCCTGTTCGTCGGTAAGTTCTGCGGGCATTCCGCGGGACACAAGCAAAGCTCTTAACTGTTCGTTCACGTGAAAATCTCCTTCAGGGGAATGAATGAAACGGCAACGAGCCGGGTCCAATCCCCGGAGTTTTGCCTGATCGTCTGCACCAATTGGCGTTAAGGAAACTTCCCTCAGTCGCCACTTCGTCACCACATTCACGGGGCCTTCGTATTCGCGCCCGCCAATGGTTTTCTTTTTGCCCTTTTCGATATAGGTCCGCTTCAGGACTTCGTAGCCCACGGACACATCAGTGACGTGCCCATCACGAACGGCTGCCAATGCTTCCTCGCCCTGTCGGGCTTTGCTGAACATCAGCGTTGCAGTCACGCGGCCATCACCCACCGTGATGTTGCGAGCGCTGCCCAACTGGTCTGTTACGCTCCATCGTCGGTGCGAGTCGAGGAATGGGATCTGCCGAGACTTCGGAAATTCAACGCCACTGGAAAGCAGGATCTCGGGGACGTAGTCCATGCGTTCCCAGTCAACCATCATCACGGGCTGCTCTGTGCTGATGACAGCCTCAACCGTGCGGCCCTCTTCGTTGAAGGTCTTCGCCCGTAGTTCGATCTCAGCGCGGAAGCCCGGACTGATCGCATTGCCACTGGCGAGTGTGTCACTGTGTCGTTTGGCCATCGTTCGTTCCGGTCGGGGAGTCAGCGGCTTCATTTGCGTTTCGCGGTGCCGGCAGTCCCATTATGTTGGCAAGGATTTCCGGTGGGATACCAAGCCTACCAGCCACCTCATAAACTTCCGCCATGTTGGCCAGCACATCCCGCCAGTTGGTGCCGAGCTTCGCGCATTCCATCTGCAGCGAAGACAGCCCACCTTTGATCCGGTCGTGCGCGGCTTTTGCGTCGTCCACTGGATTGATGCTGAGAGCAATCGGACCGTTCCAACTGGCCACCATGAAGCGGCCGGGCGATGCCATAAATTCTGCGGGGGAAATCAGGTCATCAAAGAATCCCGAAACCATTGCCGCACGAATTACAGCCTCGTAAATTGGCTGGCAAAAGTTATCAGCGAACCACTGCTGCACGTCGTGTAGTTCGGGCCAGATGTCATTGTCCGCGGATCGCTCTGAACTGAATGAGGAATTGCGGTAGTCGCCTGTGATCGTCGAGGATTTGACGCCCGGAACCGCTGTCGCCGTGCCTCGCTGGAGGTGCTGAACGAACGCCTCCGGATTCATGTTGGGTTGGTTTGGCGAATGCAGTTCAAACTTGCCGTCTCGGCCGGTGTTCACCAACAGCCCGGGCTGCAGTTTAGTGACCGTGTTGCCGTCGCCGTCCGTCAGGTCATCCGGTGAGGTTGTCGATGCGTTCAGGCCGAATTTCGTGGCGCCGGTCGGCTTCGCGTATGCTCCCACAACACAGGCAGCCAGTGCGGTAGATTTCAACACGTTGTATTCTAGGTCTGCGGTGTCCTGCGTCCGAGTGAGAGCGGCAGAGAACCACGGCACGCCGCGGAGTTGGTCGATATCCTCCTCAACGTACAGGTGGCCCATCTGGTCTGCTGGGATCCGCACGGCGTTTCCGGACTGGTTGGCAGATGCGTAGGCCGGCTGAAGGCGGATGTAGTACGCTGTGCGGCGGTTTTCTTCGTCCAGTTCAATGCCACGGAACAGGCTGGAACCCGCTGGGATCTCGGCGGAAACAACTTCGGTTTCGTCGGCCAGTCGGCAAGAGTCGATGAGTTGCAGCGTGAGCGGGATCGGCAGGTCACGCCGCGTTTGCTCCGCCGGCGTTATGGGCTTCATCCGGAATAGCGCGTCGCCGGACAGGATAACAGCCTGCAGGGCCACGCGTTGCAATCCAGCCAGCGTTTGCCCACCCTGTGCCGGCAATCCGCGGGAGTCGAAACCGGCGTTCAGCCGCTTCCATAACTCCTTGCAACGGTCGCGGAATGCCTCGTTTGGCGTGCCATCCTCGTTCATTGCCAGCGGCTCGGGGTGCATACCACGGCCAATCACCTTGCTTTGCAACGTCCGCACGATTTTTCGGGCGGAAGGATTCGTGCGGTACAGTCGCCAAGACTGCGCCCGCAGGTTGTCCGTAACGGCCGAACTGGCTTCGTTTTCCTTGTAGACGCTGAGCGTTACTTTGTTGGTGCGAGTCGTCTTTGCCTGCGGGTAGATGTTGTTCGGCGCCGCACTCATCGCCATGATTTGCTGCAGCGTGGCGCGTGCCTGAAGCCGGCGGGCTGCTGCTGCCGGTGCGAGGTATCCGATGAAGCGGTCGAGCAGGTTCACGCGGTCGGTTGCTCCAGTGAGAGGAGCGAAACCATCGAACCGGAAGCCTCCGCGTCCGCCTCGTCCATAAGTTCGGTGCGTGCCTTCATCAGGTCACGCAAAGCCGCCATCTGTTTGGATCGGCCGTGGACTGTGTAGGATTGTGCCGTGAGCGTCTGCAGGATCGCAGTGTTGACGGCAGCGAGTAGTTCGGTGGTTGTCGTCATGCCAGCCAGCATAGCCGCCGGCTGGAGTCATGACATACCAGCCCTACCAATCACCGCAGGCCGTCGAGGGAAACCGCCTTGTGTTCCAGTGTCACCACGTTGAGAGCCACCCGAACCGACCACGTATGCCCGCACGGTGGGTGATCAGGGGATTTGCTGCGGCAGCATTTGTAGTAGCGGGTTTGCCCCTGTGTGCTGTATGCCACGCCATGCCCGCCGGCACGGTCCCAGCATATCGGGCAGCGTCGCCACGGCTGGATCTCCTCAGCGCGTGCCGGCTGCGGCTGAATGTCCGGTGCCTTGTGCGGCTGTCGATCAAAGCCACGGCCTGCCGTCTGGTCTCGTTTCTCCGCCATGTACCACACTCCTCTGTGTTTGGATCGCCATTCGCGGCGGGAACCCGCCGTTTTCTTCGACGTAGGCAACTGCCAACGCCAGCCCGTACCTGAGCGCGTCGCGGAAGTCGTTCGGCGCCCCTTCGTTTTTCTTCACCCACAGCAACTTTGCATTTCCGCGGGTGTCTGTTACGTCTGAAATTGTAGCGTTGCAAAGGTGTTCGAGGAATTCAATGTCACCCTCTGAGCCCACGCATAGCCCAAGCCCTTCGGCCTGTGCTGGCGTGCGTTCGTCCAGCCGAGCCTGCAAGTCTGTTTCCCAGTAGTCTGTATTGACCAGAAACAGCATCTGCTCTGAGCGGTCGTTGGTCTGCACGGGGGCGAGTTTGTACGGCTTGCCTCCCAAGTCGTTCGACGATCCTTTGCACGGGACCATGCCGGGATGCGAGTTGCAGAAGTCATAGGTCCGTTTAGTGTCCCAGCCGGAGTCAGCAGAGACAACGATAGGCGCCATGGGATTCCCGCCGTCTTCGTGGTGGTATTGGCGAAGGACAACGCGGTCCCAAACGTCCCCCAATGTATTCAGTGCCCCATAGTCCACGACGTGAGCGCGGAAGTCGTCGCCGTGGGCCAGTACAACGTAAAGGCGATACCCACCCTCTGCGGCTTGCTGGTCGATTGTGACCGTGAGGAACCGGCCCCAGACTGGAACAACACCGCGGGGCACAGGTGTCCGCAGGCGTTCGCCGATACGTTCGGGAGTGGATTTTGACTTGCGAGCCTCCCATGTTTCGCCGGCGTCTTCGTTGATCCACTGCCTGAGCTTCGCGGGGCTTTTGCATTTGCCGAGGAAATCGGAAACGATCTGCCCCCAGCCATGGAAAAGAGCGTAAAACACCGAGAGCTGAGAACCCCACTCAGATCCCCAGTTGGTTGGCGTGCCGATCAGCCACGACATGTCATCCGGTAGCAGACTGCGGGCGTCCATTGCCTTGTCGTGATCCACTTCACAGCCAGCAGGAACCCAGACGCCCCGCGGCATCATCCATGCCCTGTGCAGGTCGTCAATGCGGCTTTCGCAGTACCGGCAAACGTAGTGGGCGGTGCGGCGTGCAAGGTCGCGGTCGGTGGCGCCGGTCGGAAGTTTGTCGAAAAAGATTCCGCCAGGCGTCTGCCCGTTGCCGAATTCCAGCGTTTGAAATTTGAAGCAGTGCGGACAGGGGACGTAGTAGCGGTGGTTCGTGCTTTGCAATCGCCCGAATTCTACGTTCGACTTGCCGCGGACTGAAGGCGTGGACTCGAACAGGTATTTTCGGTCCGGGTGCTCTGCCCCGCGTTTGCGGAAGCGTTCCAGCGGGTCGCCTTCGCTGCTGGTCTTCTCCTGAACCCATTTGTCGATCTCGTTGCCGTGCCCGATGCGGATGGACTTGTCGGCCAAACGAGACTTCCCGCGCGGCCATGCGCCATGGCAGACGGCACGCCGCAGGGCAATGCGGGTCTTTGATTGCCGCTGCCGAATTGGGACTTGCGAGCGAAGGCGTGGGCAATATTCCAGCATGAGCCAAAAGCGGCCGAAAACGGATTTGCAGTTCGTCTCATCCGGCGTCGCGAACATGGTTTCCTCGGGGCGGGTGTCCATGCTTCTCATGAGCATTCCCAGCCCGAAATTCGTCTTGAACATACGGGCAGCCCACTGCATCCACAGGGCGCGGAATTGTGGTGAGTCGTATGCCCAGCAGGGGCCCTGCGGGGCTGTGACCCATGGAACGCTTTGCTCGTCGAACGCCCTGCCGGTGTGGTCGTAGAAGTGCAGCCGGAGCCAGTCGGCGGAAGACTCGTGAAGACGCGGCCGCATGGCGTCGCGGGCGACGATGGCGGATAGTCTCACACCAAGTCCTCCAGACTGTCGCAGAACTCGCGGCGGGCGATGTCGATTTCGTTTGTGGCCAAGCGGAGCGTCTCCGCCTTCGCCGCGTCCGGTGCGAGTCGTGCGAGTTTCTCCGGCAGTGACTGCAGCCGGGACACAAGGCGGGACCAGAGTAGTGCCATGTCTCGCTCGATCTCCACTCGCTCAATCAGTTCCCCGCGTTTTTTCGCGTTCTCGATTCGCCGCTTTTCCGACTGCAGTCGGATCTGCTCAATCTCCGCCTGCCGTTTCTCTTCGCTGGTGGTGCTGGCGTTGCCGGTGGCTTTGGCCAGTCGCCACGCCACGATTTGTTGAAGTGGATAACGGCCTTCGGTGCCAGGCATTGGCGGGGACTCTGTCCGCCATTGCTTCACCGTCTGGACTGCGAGCCCAAAGAACTCCGCCACCTCCGCCAGCGTCCGGCATTCCCAGCGTGTGCTGTGCTGCTTCCGCTCTTCTGCCTCCAACAGGTCCTCGATAGCCTGCAGGTCGTCCGCGCTGTCAGCGGAGTCGAGCAATTCGAGCAGCCAACGCCGCTCGTCTGTTGCTGGCTGTGCTGACATCTGCGGGGGACTCCGAGTTTTCGACGCGGTGGACGTGGGCGTGGGCGACTACTGCGGGCGGCTTCGGCTTGTCTGCCGCGTTCATCGCGTGCATCTGAACCAGTACCTTTGCCGCTCCGATCTTGTCGCGGGGCTTGCCTTCAACGACCACACGGGCCATCGCCTCCGGCAGCTTGTCCATCAGCTCCGGCGGAATGTTCCACCCGTGCCGGATCGCTTGCCCCACCAGCCGCATATCCGACCGAGACAGTTGGCCGGACAACAATTCACTTCGCTGCTGTCCCTCTGTTTCATGTGCGGGCTGAATCATTTTGCTCCCCCTCATGCTTTCACGCCATGGTATCACAACTAAACTACCGCAGCAATTACCTTCCCTTGCTGCATCCCCTTACCCCTTCAAAAACGAATCGGCCGGGCCATGTAGTATCCCCGCCTCAAAAAACCTTATCTACAAAAAATGTTCGCTGTAGCGTACC